TGAAAGACATTTTAGTATACCTATCATATATTAAATGTATGTTAGAATAAGCATATTGAACTGATTTATCCATGTCATTAATAAACTTCATTAAGTGTCTTATTTTATCAGAACCTACTGAAGTATCAATACGGTTATCTTCTGTACTTAGATATGCATTAAATGAAGATTGTGTTACTGCCTGAATCATACTATATAATAGAAAAAGGTTGTTTTTATTTGCTTATCTGTGTTTTAATTTGTTTTATAAAAGAAAAAGGTGGCACGAAGCCACCTCAATCAAGAAAATATGAAAACACTAATTAGTAGAATTATGATGTAGTTGGGAATGTACCCGCCTTATTTGTAAATCCTGTATTGTCAAAAGGTGCTGTTGTATAATCTTCTAACATTGCAAATGGCTCTGCTTCTAATCCATCGAATGTTAAAGTATATCCATTTCTATCACCAAACGCTGCACCACTATCAGCAGTACCAGCATTTAAAGACATTCCATTAGCCATTCCTAATGCAATTATCACATCATGACCATTAGCCAATTGTGAATTTAGTTGTGCAAATATTCTAACTTGAGTTTGTCCAAGTAATTTTACCTCTTGCTGATCTGAATGTGATA